AGTTGATTTTGAGGAACCTCTATTTCTTTTTCAGAAACAGGTTCATCTAATTTCACCTCAATCTCTTTCTTTGTTTCTTCGTTAGGCATAGTTATCTCCTATGTTGGCGTTATTCTTAACTCAATAACGTATGTTTATATTTGTTGAGATACTACTTCAGAACTTTCGAGTGAAGCAATGATCTCATCGTCATTTACTATCACCATTTTGACATTTTGTACAGATATGCGTGCACCTGCGTAACGACCAAACAAAACCCAATCTCCAACTTTACACCAGGGAGCTTTTCTATCGCTATAACACTCAGGTCCCATTGCTATTACTTGGCCTACACTATTTAAATAAGCTTGTGTATCTTGATTTTTTTCTGGTAAATAAATACCACCAGTTGTTTTAGAGATAGGTCCTTTAGGTCTAATTAAAATTCTATATCCAACTGGTTGAGGTACTTTTGTAGGTGTAGGTACATCATCTTCTGTAGCCCACGGCTGATTACTCATCATCTTCTATTTCTCCTTTTTTATATTTTTCAATAACTTCATTTATAATTTGTAAAGATTTATCTAAACCTTGACCATAACCATAGTTTCGTTTAAACTCCTCTATGTTATCTACACCTTTTGACAACAAATTATTACCTAATTCTTCTTTATGTTTTTTAATTTGATTTTTTATTGCTTGAAGTAGTTTTTCCATTTACTGCTTTTTCAAACCTTTCTATTATCTCTGAAAATTTTAAGTTTAATTCTTTTGCAACAATTGCAAAAAGTCTTGGTTTAACTTTTTTTATTGATAATTTTTGATTTTCTAAAAATTTTTTAGCTTGTCTTATTTCTTCAGCTTTAATACCCATATTATTTATCACGTTTTGCAATTCGAGAAGCAGCTTCTACTATTTTAGCTTTTACTTCAGCATCTTTTCTAGCTTGTTGTCTCTCATTAGTTTTAACACCTTCTTCAAATCGAGCTTTACGAATATTTAATTCTTCATTTTTAATTTGAAGTTTAGCCATTTTCTCTTGCATATCCATTTGCATCTCTTGTTGTTCTGGATTTGGCGGCATACTTCCCATTAAATTTTGAGCAGCTTGTGCCGCTGCAGCTGCAATTCTATTTTCTTGTTCTATTGAAAGTGATTTTGCTTCTTTATCATTAAATTCTTTGTTAAATTGACCACTTGATACTGGTATTCCTTCTTCAATTGAAGCTTGCATTTGTTGTTGATATAAAAATCCCATGTGTTGACCCATGTGTGCTAACATTTGACCATATAAAACTTGTTTAGCTTCAGGTGTTCCACCAAATCTTGGATCATTTATAAATTGTTGATGTACTATAAGATGAGCTTGATGATCTTGTTCTTCAAAAACTTGTATTGGTTTTCCATTTAATATGGCCATATTCTCAGAAACTGGATCTCTACGAGGTGTTTCTTTCTCATCTATTAATAAATTTTCTATATCAGGTACATTTAATGATTTTAAAAATCTTTTATAAGCTTGTTTTACATCAATAATTTGAGGAGCTGACTGTGCTAATTGAAGTCCTGTCTGTGCTAAAGCTATTCTTTGAGCAGATGATGAAATATTAGGATCAGATACTGGTATAACATTAATTGCTTGATCAAAATCTTTTCTTCTTATTAGTTTTTTCTCTCCAATTGTTTCATATGGATATTCATCATCTAAATATTCTCCATTTAATTCATAAATTAATTTAAATTCTCTTCCTTGAGCTTGATGTAATCTTTTATGTATGGCAGAAAAAACTTTAGAACCTTGTTCTATAAGAGCAATTGTAGTTCCAACTGGACCTGATCCAGCAGATTGACCTACCATAGCATCAGCAATTGATGCAAATCGTCTACCTGATTCTGTCATTACTCCTAAAAGTTGAAGTAAAGTAGGAGAAGGTTCTTTGAATGGAAGTGGAATAAAAGATTTTCTTAAATCATCTCCATAAGCTTCTACTTCTACCCAATCTCCTGGAGCCACTGTAATATCTCCACCCTCAATTCTTGCACCTTTTGCTCTAAATCCACCATTTAAATTTGCAAATGCTGCTGAATCTAATAAAGCTCTTAAAGCTCCAGTGCTTGCGTGTTGTAAACCTCCTATTAATTGAATTAAACCAAATCCATAAAATCCTAAACCTGGTAAATATTTATAATGTATAAAATAAGTTCTTTTACGTTTTAATTGATCTTCTTCTTTCCAATTACGTCTAATTGATAATACAATTTGCATATCATAATCAATTGTAACTATGTATGGTAAAGCAATTCCATTTGGATCTTCTTCTAAATCTAAATCTACATGCATTTCTAAAATAACATGTAATCGATCAGCAGATGATGGAGACATTCCTTCTAATCTTTGAAGTGTTTGTTGAATTTGATCATCAACATTAGTATCGGTTTGTGTTTTAGATAAAGGAACGTCTCTATAAAATCCTACGACTTGATATTTTTTAATTTCATTTACTGATAATTTCATTACTTGTGTATATCTTTCTGAAGTTTCTAAATCTGTATTTTGATACGATATTACAAAGTCTTCAGCCGGTACAAATTTTGCGCAAATTCTATCTAAAGTATCATCAAAATATATTTTTTTAAAAGCTGAACCAGATAATGATAAATAAAATAACATTTGATCTAATTCATTAAAGTAATCTGGTATTTGAGTAGTAAGTTGATAATTCATAAAATCTTCAACTCGTTGAGCTTGATCTATTTTTTTATCTGTAGGTTTTCCTATTATTTGAGTTTTAACAGGTCCTCCCGCTGGAAATAATTCTGCAATAGCCCTTGCTTGAAATTGTGTGGCTGCTTCTGCAAGTAATGGATGATGTACTCCAGAAGCACCAGGAAATGGATCGTTTCTATCTTCAACAATTACACCTAACATTTTTAGACCTTTAGAGTATTGATCTTCCCATTGTTTTCTTGAAGATTTATCATCTTCGTAAGCTGTAATTAATTGTTTTCCTATTCTTGAAATTTTAAAACTATCTAAAGTTTCTGCAAGATTTTCATAATGATCTGATTTAAATTCTTCTTCAGCTTTATCGGTTTCATCTTCATTTATATCGACAGTGATTTTTTTACCTTCATCATCGGTATATTGCAGTTTTTTCTTTTCTAGTTCAACTTCAAGAGCCATATTATTTTTTAGGAAATCCTTTTCTCATATTAGCATATGCTTTTGCAGATATAGTAGATTTTGATTTTGATCTACTCTTTCCCATTTTTCTTCTTTTATTTATATTTGCGTATAATCCTTGTTTCATTTTTTACCTTTCTTAGTTGTACCATCAGGATTTCTATTTTTACTTTTTCTACCTGTTAATATGTCTTTATCTACTTTTGCAGCTTTTCCTCCTGTAAGAGCAGAATTGACTCTGGCCATTGCCCATGCATGTGATGATACGCCAGGACGATGACCTCCTGTTCTGTAAGCAGCAAGACCTCTATTATAAATTTGTCTTATTTTAGAAGTTGATACTCCAGTTTTTTTTGCTTTATTTTGTATTGCTTTTGAAACATTACCCATATTTTCTTTTAAACCTTTCGTTATGTGGACTTTGTTTTTTACTTCCTTTTAATTTACCTTGTTTATTTAAATCACCGGGTAAAATACCTGAACCTTTAGTATTTTTATTTAATCTTAAAAGTGCAGCTTTTCTTGCAGTTCTTTCTTTACCAGATAAACCGGCAAGATAATCGGATTTTACTTTTCTTTTTCTAGGTCTTATCATTTGTTTTTCAAACTTTGATCTAGTTAACATTTATTTTTTCTTTTTTTTAATTACACCTCGTGCAATTAAAATATCTTTTTTAGTAATTTTACCATCTCCCGACATATCAGGAAAAGGTTTTTTGCTTTTTTTCTTCTTCATTATTTTTTTCCTTTCCTTGCTTCTGATAAAGCAATTGCTATAGCCTGTTTTTTTGATTTAACTTTTTTCTTTGATTTTCCAATATTAAGCTCTCCCTTTTTATACTCTTTCATAACTTTGGAAATTTTGTTTTGTTCTTTTGTTTTTTTCATTGTTTAATACCTCCGGGTTCATACCCTATACATCTATTACTAAGTATAAAACAAAAAAACACTGGAATAAAGTTAATTATTCCAGTGATTAAACAAATGAAAAAATGATTTTATTTTGAAAAATGTGCTTTGTAATCTTCAAAAGCATCTTTCCAGAACTTTTGAACTTTTTGATTATAGTCAGTCCAAAAGCTCTTAACTTTACTATAATCTAGGTAATCTAATAAATTAAACATAATTATTCTCCTATTATTACTATTTATATAGTTATTCTTTTTTGCATTTACAGGCTTGTAATAAAGAACAAATACCTATTTTAAGATAATAGATACAATTTAATTTTGAAGTCTTTTCTTTCTTTTCTTTTCTTCGTATATCCATAATTTACAAGATAGCCAAGAATTAAAATTATTTAATATTTTAATAATTAACGACATCTCCATCTTCTTCTTGCTTGTCTTAATCTACTATTAGGATCTTTTGCAGCTTTTGGAAACATTTTCATTTGTCCAGCTGATCGTGCGCAATAAGATTTTCTTCGTGCTGCTCTTTTACCCGATGGGTTTTTCTCTGTAACAGCTGTTGATAATTTAGAACCTGGATTAGCTCGTCTATATGCCATAACACCTTTACGTGTCATACCAGCACCTGATTTAGTTGGTCTAAAATTTCCAGATTTAACTGAAGTGTTAATTGGATTTTCTCGTCTCATTTTTTTCCTTGTCCTTTATATTTTTTATAAGTTTTAGATTTATTTAATTTTTTAGTATGCCTTCCAGGTCTTTTTATTTTTGTTCTTTTAAAAAATAATCCTGTTCCGTATGGATTACTTTTTTTTACCATTTTTCTTTTTTAATTTTTTAATGGCCATAGATTTTTGTAAACGACCTAAACCAGAACCTGATCCTGCTGATATTTTCATGTTTTTCTTTTATCGTAAGGATTTGGTTTATCTTTATTTTTAAATCTTTCTCTACGTCCTTGAGGATAGACATCTTTTTCTAATGGACTTTTTTCTTTAGAAATTGGAACAACTTCAGCAACATCTTCTTCTCTTGATGAATCTTGATCTTCCATATATCCTTCTTCATTAAATTCTTTTTCTTTTGAAATATTTTCAAATTCTACATCTAAAATATCTTTAGTAATTTCTTCTGTAGTTTTTTTTATCATTTTATCCTCTTGATCTATCTTGTCCTTTTTTAAAACCATCTTCATCAAATGATTCAATACTTCCTATGTATTCAATATCTGGATCAAAATAAAGTTTTTTTCCATTATTTAATTTTTGTTCTTCTTGAATATATTCCATTTCTTCTGGATTTAAATAATAATCTCCTTGAAGTCTTAAAGCATCTTCTTTATAAGGATCAGCACTTAGAGTTTTTTTTACCATTTTTTTTATAATCAGATTTAGAAGGCATTAAACCTTTTTCTAATTTTTTAGTATTAATCTTCTTCATCTAGTGTTTTTTTTAAAGTTTTAATATCTTTATCAGAAGCAGGTAAAATATTTTTTTTGAATTGATCAGTCATTTCAGATAATTTTTCTTTAAAATTTTTCATATCTTTTTCTTTATCTGACATTGATTCATCTGGTGTCATTTTAACTCGTGCAGGGTTTGTATGTTCAAATCCTTCTTTAAGAGCTTCTTTTAAACCAGCTAATCTTTTTTCTATATCTTTAGGCATAATTAAATTACTCTCTTAATGATAATACCTTGTGGTTTAAT